AACAGAATGGAAAGTACAACCCCTATCAGGGCGTAACGGCTACGCCTTTTTGCCGAAGGCTGCTGCAACTTCTTCTTTAGTAAGGGTCCCGTCTTCAGACCATGAACGAAGCAACGCTTCAGTTACTTTACCTGCGGCTACAACACCTGCGATGGCTGCTGATTTCCAGAGTTCAACTCCGAAGATTGCGCCACCTGCTACGGCTGCGAGTGCGGATGAGCCGAATACCCCAAAGATTCGGAGGATGAGTGTTTGTACTTTAATCATTATTGGTTTTCCAGTTGGGTGATTCGGGCTTCTAAAGTATTGACTTTAGCAGACAATTCTTGTATGGCTTTAATTAGGGGTGCAATAAACTCACCGTAGTTCAGGGCTTGGTCAGATTCTGGGTCGGTCACATCCCCTAAAGACCAGCCAGCAAAATCTTCTACACCACTGCCAACTACGGCTTCTTTTACTTCTTGCGCAATTAAACCGTAATGTGTTCTTGCGCCTTCTTTACGAATAAGATTATTTTTATCTGTTGTTTTTTCCCAATCAACACCACCATCAATCCATTTGTAGGAAACAGGGCGCAACGATTCAACAAATTCAAGACCTAGTGCCGAATTTTCAATGTTCTTTTTTAGACGACCATCTGAAGTTTGAATTGTTCCATTGTTTGCATATACGGCGGTCCATCTATTTACTGAACCACCAAGTTGCCAAGCACCATCAGTGTGTGGCACCAAAGTGGCGAAAGACCTGTTTGTTGTGGTGCCAGGACTGGCAAGATACATCATGTCGGACCCTTGCCCGACCAGGGTTAATGCGGTGTTAGAAGAACCGATAGGGCTGTTATTTGCAGCATAAGATGGACCTGCGGGACCTACGCTTCCTTGTGGACCAGTAGGACCTTGTGGACCCGCAACCGTAGAAGCCGCACCTGTCGGACCAGTAGGACCTTGTGGACCCGCAACCGTAGAAGCCGCACCCGTGGGACCAGTAGGTCCAGTCACGGTTGAAGCAGCCCCAGTTGAACCTGTCGGACCCGTTACACCTTGGGGACCAGTAGGACCTGTAGGACCAGTAGGACCTGTCGGACCAACCAAACCAATATCAACAGCGTTACGCCACTGAGGAGCAGTAGCACCAGTATTAACAGCCAACACCTGAGCAGCGGTACCAATAGCCAACTCAGTAAAAGTACCTGGCGTACCAGAACCCTGATACACAACAGAACCAGCATTAGCATACTTAGACACCAACTCGTTAGCCTGATTCGCTTCTAACGCTGTGAACACAGGATAAATAACAGCACCCTGCTCATGCTGGCGGTCAGTAGTATCATCAGCACCACGACCATTAGCAGACGCACCCCATACAGAAGTAACAGCAGGGTCAACAACAGTCAAGGTTGTAGCACTGCTGTACTTGACACAAATCTTTTCTTCCTTAGCGGTACCAGGGTCAACAACAACAAAGAACGGAACACCATCTGTAGACCAGCCAGACATAGCAACAGCCAAAGTAATGTTAGTTGCCGCTTCAGAAAGGGTCACACCAAGCGTGTTAGATACAGGCGCACCCTTGTATGACCTTCTACTTTTACCGTTAACTGGCATATAACAACTCCTAGTTTTCCACCGAACGCAATGTTACTACAAGCGTCCCCTCAAATGCCCAACTGTTACCCACAGAATCGGCAGGTTCCCAGACAATATCCTCAAGAATCACATTATGGGTGAAAGACCCTATCTGCAAGGCGATGATGCGGGGGGATTCAATTAGCCCATCAAAGAAGGTTTGCTGTTCATCAACATCGTAATAGTATTCCTTACCCCTTACGGTTACTGACTTATGCAAGATAATGGGGATAGAGAAAACTTGTGAACGGAACGGGGCGGCATAGGCTCTAGCCATCCAACGGGTAAAGGTTGGTCCAGTAGTGGCAGTGCCACGCTCTAGAACAAACTTAAAGTCTGCTTCAATCGCTTTAGATTCTGACCCGTCAAACGAGTTCTCTGTGTCATCAGCAACAGACCATCTGCCTACAGATTCATATTCACCATCATCAATTTTCAGGTATGAAGTGATAGCCCCAACGAGGGGGGTGGAGCGTGTGTCTATTTTGGCTACGAACTTGCGGTCTGGGATACCCCATCGCCAGGTGCCTGTTTCTATTTCTCCTGAAGCAACAAGGTTGTCAGCGTCTTCAGCGATAATACCAATACCTGATATGGCAAAAAGTTTTTTCGTGGCGAATGGTGTTACTGGGTCGTCAAAAACAACAACGCTATTGACAGTAGCGGGGGTGGCAGCAACTGCGGGGGTATACATCAGGTCGGTGGCGAACGCTGGTGTGTTGGGTGAGGTGAACACGGACAGGTCTAACGCTCCTAACCCGCTTGATACCCCGTCGTAGTTTGTCCATGTGAAGTAGGCGAACCTTTCGTTTGATGCAAACTTTTGTACTGCGCCTGATGTTGGGATTAATTTTCCTGCGATTAGGTTTGCATCTGCATCTGTTGAACAGTAACGGACCCCTTTGTTTGTACCAATAAGAATGAACCCAAGGTACCCACTGATAGATGTGACTACTTCCCCTGTTGGTAGTTCAAGAGCAACAACACCTTTGTCTAATACGCCTAATGCGGTAATGGTTATTTTATAGATGAGAGATTTTTTGCCTGAGAACCCTGCTGCGTACACAGCGTTTTGTCCTGTGGCTACACCAACAAAACGAAATGCCGTATCGTCAGGTTCAATCACCAAAGATTTTGTACCAGTAGCACTAATCAAGTGAAGGTCGTGGTCGTGCGCACCAAACATGTAGTTCTTAGCGAACCCAAGCATGGTGAAAGATTCAGAACCAGTAACAAATTTAGTATTTGAAATAAGAGCAGGGTCAACAGAAGGAATTACCTGTCTTATGCCATCAGCAGGGTAAGCAAGATAAACATTGTTACCATCGGTAGCCATTGCAGCAACGGTGCCTGTAGGTGCTGCAGTACCACCAGCAGTGTCAACAACAGCAGTCCATGTAGGGCTAGACGCATACGGGTTGGTAGTGAACTTAACATCACCGTTCAATGCAACATACACACGAGTACCACAAACAACCATGTGTTGTGTAGCAGAAGCATTAGACAACGAAATTTTTGTATCGTTAAGAAGACTTAACTGTCCCTTGCCCCAAGGGTTCACACCTTTAGATTTGTAAAACCTAAACGGGGTGGAATCATTCATGTCTGCATACTCTTGCCCCGCACCAGCATGCCAAGAGTCCTGACCTCTGCGCCACAAACCACCAGGGTTGATAGCACCCTCACCAGGGGTGGTTGAATCATCCGTAGAATCACGGACACGCTGTTCATAACCTCGTTGAAACTTGCCTGACTTTTGGTCAACCATGAAAGGGCGACCATCAATAGCAACAGGGAAAATAGCAGGAACCAATGCTGATACTGCAGTACCAGAATAATACGGGGGTGTCCCGAAATACGGCAGGGTGAAAGTTGGCACCGCCATTAGTTAGACCCTGCTAAGGAAAGTGGGGTATTGCCTTGCAAGTCGTGCCGCTTCAGCAGTGATACGGTCACGGCGCATACGAATAATGTTGTTAATAGAACTAGACACTGAACCTGTAGGTACTTCTTCTGAACGGCGAGTGTCACCCTGTGACTCAGTAAAGTTGCGCTTCACTTCACGAGGGGAAACCAAACGAATCTGTGCACCCATCATTAGGATGTCTTCAGCAGTTGTAGGAAAGCCAGCAATGTTCTGAAGGTTCTGAGCCTCAGTAGTTACATTGGTGAACGGTGCTTTATACACGACAATCATGCGTCCAGCACGGACTTGCTCATCAAAACGAATAGCATAGCCAGCACTGAAATCATCGTTCGGTAGGTCACGGATGAGACGACAACGAGTAATCTTTGGGTAGTCAGTAGCGATATACCGCACTGTCACAGAAACAAGGTCAATGATTTTGTCTGTAGTTGGCAAGTTAATCATGTTCCAAGTACCGTTGTAATTCAACTCAAGGCTTTTGATTTGATACAACCCATTCATCGGGCTAGACAAGTCATCTATCTCGGCGTTGATTGCCTCAAGCACCTGTGCCCTAGGAAACCTAGGGTCAACAATAGCCACCGCACCAGAAGCATGGGCAGCAGCGGTCGTGCCATTCCATGCCCGTTCAACTGTCACAGTTTTGGAACCAGAAAAAACTTCCCAGACATACATCAGTTCGTTATCTATTTGTATAACACCACCAGCACGCATCCCGTTAAGGTCATACTGGAAAACAACGGTTGTGGATGTAGCAGTCAAGGCACCAACTGTTTTGTTGCGTTCCTCTACCGTGCCAGACATTAACTGGCGCAAGGTGCGGTCTACTACGGTTCCAACTGTGGACATGCAAACTCCTTGTGTTCAGCCAAGGCAATCATAGCCGATAATGAGACAGGTTTGTCTTAAGTCTTTCATCTGTTGGGTTTAACGCCACCGCTTCAGACCCGTGGAACCATGCTTCATCCATGTCTCCAAGGTGGTAGCAGGCAACAGCCATGAGGTCGTGTGGTAGCCAACCCCAAGCATCTGCTTCACAAAGATAATCCAATGGTTTCTCGGTGATTGCTAAAGCCATTGAGACTGTGTTTCTTACTGCGAGCCAGTTGCGTTTCTCGTGGTAATACATCGCTAGAGCAACCCATGATTCACGGCGGGTTGGGTCTTCCGCTATGGCACGGTACAGGTGGTAGTCGGCTACAAGAGGCACCATCTTGGCTAGGTACCTGTGGGATGCGGCTCGTTCTGGGTTCCATGTGGATATGTCTAGGTGTCGTGCAAAATGATACTGACTTAAGGCATAGTCACCGTGGAAGAATAATTCACGGGCTAGGTAGAACTGGTTGCGGTCATCCCTTGGGTCTTCTTCTACAGCGAGTTTGAGTAGGGGCAGGTATTGACTGCGGGACTTTGAAGCGTCTGGGTGGTGGTGGATTTGTAGGCCGTCTACCCAGTGTTGGGTTTCACCGTCGGTGGGTTTGAGGACTTCATGGACTGGGTGTTGCCATGTGTATCCGTGCCTGGCGTGGATTTTGTCGCCACCATAGACAAGCCCTTCGGACCCGTCGGGGTTCCATGACCAGATGTATTTGTAGCGGGGTCGGGTCGTGCCTTCAGGGATGGCTTCTAGTGCTTCACGCCAGCCTGGTTGGAGTTGCTCATCCATGTCTAAAGCGATGCACAGGTCTATGTCTTGGGGGAGCATGGAGAGTGCCATGTTGCGGGCTGTGTCAAAACGCCACGGACTGATAACACGAGTAACGGTGTGGATGCCGAGTTGGTGGGCGAGGGTTGTCGTTTGGTCTGTTGAGCCTGTGTCTAGGATGAGGCGATAGTCAGCATCGGTGCAGGAGTCTGCCCATTGCTGGACATGTTGTTCCTCGTTGAGAGCGATTGTGTATACAGCAATACGCATATTGGTTCCCTTCTGTTGGGGTCGTTTACGGCAAGCCAACAACAGTTAAAAAATGACTAGCGATACGAGCAGTACCAGAAGAAGTTTTAACTTTCAAAGTAAAAGTGTTATTGCCAGCAGTTAAACCAGTAATTTTGTGTTGCATAGAACACATCCAAATATCGTTAGTGTTGGCACTGCTCCAACGCAAGCATTGACCAACTGATGTTGTGTACCCAGTGACATCCACATCAACATTTATTTCACCAGTACCAGACTGTGTTTGAAGGTTGCCACCAAAAGTAACCAATGCTGTTGTTCCTGTGGCGATTGTGATGGGTGCCAAATATCCTTGGTTTCCTGCTGTGCCGATAGCAACATACGAGGTGCTTGTGAAATCCAGATAGGATGCAGTCCCTGATACAACAGCAAAGTTTGATTGTGGTGTTATGCAAACCCAAGCAGAACCGTTGTATACCAAAGAGTTATTGGTGTCAGTCTCGTAAATCATCTGACCTTCATACGGGGCGGTAGGGCGTGTTGATGATGTGCACACGCCAGGTCGTAACCCAGTTGAATTATTACTAATAGCCATTATGCAGGTCCTATATCTTCAACTAAAATAAATGTTACGGAATCAGAACCACGAGAACAAATACCTGAACCACCACCACTTGCTTCAAGAGTTCCACAAACAGTTACAGAACCAGATAAAGATGTTGTTATAGAAAAGTTGGTTGTATTATTTCTTTGATTGATAATTGCATTTTCTGAAAAATTCAAAATTGTTCCAGAAATGTTTGTCAACCTTATCCGTGACCTAACAAAGTTAACTGTTCCGCTAAGTGTTGAAACACCAGATTCAAAGTATGTGATTTTGTATCTGCGACCAGTAACAGCAGTAAATGAACTTGTTGTCAACATCACTGTTTCACTAGAAAAACCAGCCGAGTTAGATGTTGCTGATTGGTAGGTGATTGTTCCCCATGCTGTATTCCAGTTTGGGTACCACGCTGTACCATTCCAAACCAACACAGCATCGGTATCTTTTTGGTAGATGACTTGACCTTCAAACGGTGATGCAGGTCGTGCGGCTGTGTTGTCTATAACGCCTGGTTTGATTAGTGAACTAGCACCCGTGTTTTGTGTGATACCCATTAGTTACCTGTCCATTCTTCAGCGGTGTTACCTTCAGCAACCCACGCAAGATACGCCTGATAATCACGATTGTCCTCTGATAACGAAATAAATGCCGTATCGCTCAAACGAACGATGGCAGGTTCTCCCCGTTCAGGATTCCATGTTGCATACATAATCATAACTCCGCATCTAATATCCAAGACTGAAGGTCTGTGCCAAGTGATGAAGAACCAGTTGCCCTTGAAAATCCCACACCACTCAATGACTTTTTATATACGCTTGCAGCACCTGCTGCTGTTTGTCCGCTTGCTGTATATGTATTTGTTCTCATGTAAACAGGAAATTGAATCGCAACATATCTACCAGTACCAGGGCTTCCTGCTTGGTCTACAAGCATAACAATTGCAGCGTCGTTTTCTCTTTGGTAATACCGTTGGCATAGGGCTAGTTCCACACCGATAGGTCGTTGTTCAAACGGGGTTGGCTGGTAGTTCTGTTCCAACTGCACACCCGTAATCTGAAAGTTGTTGCTGGTTGATGAAGCCAAGTTGGTTTGACCAACAGCACGATTAGCATTTGTGAGTGTTCCCCATGTTGTTTGCAGTGTGCCTGATGAATAAGTGGAACCTGCACCAAGCCACCAAATAACACTTAATGAACTGTTGTTGTCATTGTCAAATGCACCTGTTACATCAGCAGGAAATATAAGTGTTTTATATTCCCAAGTGTTTGAAACATCAATTGTGTAAGACTTGCTAATTGACCTTGAATTATCACTATCAACAAATTCAATAATAAAAGTACCAGTTTGGAAAGACTTTACCCAAAAAGAAAGAGTAAAAGGTTTTGCACTAGAAGTTCCTTTAGCAAATTGCTGAAGATTTTGTCCTTCAATTGCTTGCAATAAAAACAAAACATCACCAGCAGCAGGTGAAGCATCAGCAGTTGTGCAAGCCATTTTTAGACTGTTGCGAAACCCTGAACCTGTTGGTGCATCAGCAACAGTAGTTTGACTCCATGTGCCAAGTGTGGCAAGACCTGTGTAGAAACGGTCTGCTGTGTAATAAGCACTACCAGTGATGCCTGTAACGGCTGTGCCTACTGCTGAACGCTGGCTAACTTGCATCGCACCGTTAATGATTACATTACGAAACCCCAGCCCTGCTGGTAGCAATGCAGAAGAACCAAGCGCAGAAGAAATAGCCATCAGATTTCTCGGTCCCAACCCGTGATAGTCACAGTCACCTTGCTTGCCGTGTCGCTACAACCCTGCAATGTTTCAGTCGCTTCCAACACAAGTCCTGTGTCCAAAACAATCGTGTCGTAACCAGCAATCGGAAGTAGAAAAACAGAAGACAAAGCAGCCGTCACACCACCAATACCAATCGTAATCGTGCGGTCAACACCATCCGTGTTGCAAATAACAATCTGCTTAATTGTGTATTGGCGACCAGATGGCACCGTAAACAAAGTTGTTGGGGTACCAGACACGCTGACCTGTGTAGGTCCACCAAGTCTTTTTGGGAATACATCACCACTAGCCATTAGAACTCCATGTTCATCATTGTGTAAGTCATTAGATTACTTGTTGTTTGTGTCGGTGCAGACGGTCCAGTCGCACCTGTTGGTCCTGTTGGTCCTGTAGGTCCTGTCACTGTGGATGCTGCACCTGTAGGACCAGTTGGACCCGTAACGCCTTGTGCGCCTGTCGGACCTGTAGGACCTGTGGCTCCATCAACCCCGATGATGCCGTTTGTTCCAGCGGGACCTGTCGGACCTGTCGGTCCTGTCACCGTGCTGGCTGCGCCTGTAGCCCCTGTAGGTCCAGTAGGACCTGTAGGTCCTGTAACGAACGAGTCGGCACCTGTCGGTCCTGTAGGTCCAGTGACAGTACTTGCAGCACCTGTGGCTCCAGTCGGTCCCGTAGGACCTGTAACGGTAGAAGCAGCCCCTGTTGCACCAGTGGGACCAGTGACTCCTTGCGCACCCGTAGGTCCAGTTACCAACGAATCAGCACCAGTAGGACCAGTCGGTCCAGTCGGTCCAGTTACTGTGGAGTTAGCACCAGTGGCTCCAGTAGGTCCTGTAACCGTTGATGCGGCTCCTGTGGGACCAGTAGGTCCTGTCGGTCCAGTCGCACCCTGAGGACCAGACTGTGAAGTAGAAACAACCGTGACAGTTCCCGAAGTAATCAACCCTACGGTTTCAGTTGCCCTTGTAACAATGATGTTAGTTGTAGCCATTGCTACCTCGTCACATCAGCAAGAACCGTGACTGTGCCCGCTAAGATAGTGGAGATAACACTTGAAGCATTTTCCTGTAAATCCCAGAAGTAAAGCCCAGCCGACAAAGCAGCCGAAGAAGTGGAAGACAATACACAGGTAACTTTACCGTTTTCACCATCGGTTACAGTGCAAGTGAATGATGCCTTGATGGTGGTGGAGTCCTGCTGGGTACGAATCTGAGATGTGTAGGTGCGTCCTGTAATGGGAACAGGCGTAGACCCATCTTCCGTGATAGTCACGACGAGGGTCTCTGTATCACCACGAGTGATAATTAGGTCTTGGTCAGCGGGTTGAGCCATACAGCAAAGATTGTAGCATTAAACAACATATCCCGCATCCTTCAATACATCATGGACATTCTCAGAAACAACATAGATTTGCCCTGGTTGTAGACTGTAGGACTCGGTGCCGATGTCTGCTTTGACTTTGCGGTTCACTTGGATTTCAACAGTAACTTTGGGGGGTTCCCACTCTGGGTTGTCTAGCAGGGTGCCTTCAGGGATGAGTGACAATAGTTTGCGGGTGGCGTTAGACCATGAGAATGTTTTGGTTTCGGGGATGCGAGAAATAGCAACCTGCTTAATGGAGCCACGGTTGGTGTATGCCTCCATCATCAGTTCTTCCAGTATCTTCTGGTTGGGTTCATCCCACTGCCCTGTTGTCTCCGCTTTGGATTTACCGCATGGAACTACCCCGAAGGCAAGATGAGCGAACTGGGCTTGTCCTGTGCTGTCTGACACGATTGTAGGGATACCGCTGGCAATAGCCTGCAACGGCATAAGTCCGAAACCTTCGCCACGAGCGGGAGCCACAAAACAATCTGCTTTGTTATACCAAGACCGTTGTTCTTCGGGGGTCATCCATGTTCTGTTGAGAAACACTTTGTCGCCAAGGTTGTGGCTGGGGACATCTTGTGCATGGGGGGCTGCTTTGATGTGTAGTTCAGCGTCGGGAAGGTTCAAAGCGTTGAAGGCTTTGACAAGGATGTCCATTCCTTTGCGTTTCCATAACGACCCGCCACCTTGGAAACGAAACACCCCATCAGGTTTAGGCATTGGTTTCCAAAATTTATGGTCCACCCCCAATGGGCAGTAGGAAACATCGTTATGAAACTGACTGAACAGTTCTACATTATGTTCGCAGGGAACAACCACCTGGTCAAACTGGCTTAACCAATTACAAAAATTATCAGGCAACTCATCGGTTTCCCACATAGAAAACAACACCCGATGCTGACCCGTGAACCAACCCTTACACGCATACGGGACCTGCATGTGAACACTTACAGAAGCATGGTCATCCAATGTTACAGACTTAGGAAGCGAATCCTTAAAACCTTGAAGCATGGAACCATACCCCAACTTAGGGTCATTAAACCCCACCCATGATTGATAGTTCACAACGGGGCGGGAGTGCCTTCAATTTGGTGGCGAGAAGTAGCCAACTGCTCAACAGCATGACAGCCGTCAATTGTTTTAGGTTGCAGCCCTTCTTTGCGGAGACGCTTATAAGCAGGCATATCTTTAGACCAGTTCTTTTCACGCTGGTTAATATGAGACACCGCTTCGCCTTTGGTGGTGGTGGAGTTAGACCCCATCTGAACCCCCGCTACTCGGCATCCGAAACAACCCTCAACATCCAAACCTGGATGTGTTTCCCTATGCTTCAATGTAGTCTCCGTATCCCGCAGCCCGCAGGTCTGCTTCTTCTTGTGCTGTGATTGGGTGGATGTGACCACCGTGGTAGGTAATAGCAACATCTTCTTGTTCTGATGGCTGGAACTCAGTGAAGGAACCGTCGTTCATTTTGAACACATTGCGTCCACGCCGTCCAGGTCTTAAGACAGCAAGGATGCCACGCTCTCCTGGTAATGCCCAGTTCACATAGTTATCTGTGGGCGGTTTGAAGGTAGTCATGTCTTAAGAATAGCAAAAGCCCCCACCTTTCGGCAGGGGCTTCCGCTTAATTCCTTGTCGGAAATTATTAGGCGTTCGTACCAATGCTGGACGAAGACTCAATACGACGAAGGGCTTCCTGACGGAATACTGCGTAACCAACGAAGTGCTTCCAACCGACTGGGCGGAAACGCTGGAGCAAGTCTGTGACTGTTCCGTAAACGATGGTTGGCTGTGCGCCATACTCGCCACCCATAGATACAGCCTTGGCAAGAGCCTGCTGTCCCATGATGAGAGTTCCGTATGCGTCAATGGTTCCTGATGCACCAGAGTTGTTTGATGCGTCTGCGAACAGAGGGGCACGAGCCGACTCCATGAAGCGTACGCCTTCAAACATACCAATTTCACCGTTGTAAAGAGGCATTGCGTTGGTGTACTTGTATGAGTCACGCCAACCTGATGCGTCTGTAATACCACGAAGGTCATACGAAACATCTGGGTGGATGAAACCGACATAGTTGCCACCAATTGTTGGAACATTCGCTCCACGCAATTGAGCCACTGCACGACGGATGTCTTTAGCGGTAAGGGTGTCATCGGTGTTGATTGTTGTACGGCTAGATGGGGCTACTGCACCACCTGTTGCGTAAATAACATTTGTTCCAGCCTGGACAGCGTTACGAGCGATGGTGTCAATTGACAAACCAGCGTTGTAACCAACAGCGTTAGCGGCTACTGGGTCCACAGGAAGGAAAGACGAAGCACGAAGTTTCGCCGTGGTAACAGTTGCGTTACCGTATTCTTCCAATGTCACAGTAACTTGAGCATCGCTCATGGCGACTGGAGTTACATCTTCTGCTTCACCAAGAGCAGTGGTTGCTGCTGCAAGGTCTGCGAAGACTGTGAACTTAACGGATGCACCTGGGTTAGTTGCGTTTGTTGCTTGAACATCTGCGAACTGGTCAAAGTACATTTCTGGACGAAGGGCAAAGTATGCCAACTTCTCAAAGGCAACCTGGTCAACATTGAGGTTGGAGGTGCCTGTTTCTGCTGCGTAATAATCAGCCATTTGGGTTTTTCCTTAAATTTTAGAGGGGGGTTTGGTTAACCAAGGTTGATACCTTGGGCTTGTGCCTCTGCAAAAATGTTAGAAATTTCTTCTGCTGACTCAGCGTCCCTGATTCGTTTAACCCAAGATGGTCCTTCAGATGCAGTCTCGGCTCCAGCGGCAATCCTGTTGGACTGCTGCCATGCTGCCTTGTCTGGGTCTACCTGGACAGGTTGGGGTGTAATCAGTTGTGCTTCTTCTGCGGCTGCCCTGATTGCTTCTGGGGTTAAGTCACCGTCGTATCCTTTAACGAAATACTTGGCTTGTGGTGAAGCGGGGTCTATCCCTGCTTTTGCAAAAGCCAACTCTCGTTGGGTTACTGCGAACTCTGCAACTTGTTTGCGTAGTTCTTTGGCTTCCTTTTCCAGTTGCTTCATCCTTGCACGAACTGGGTTCGTTTCAGATGCTGGCTGGTCGTAGTCGTCTTCGTTGAAATCTTCTTCAAAATTTGACATATGGCACTCTCCTTAAGTCCACATCACAACGGAGGGCTGTGATGGCTACATATTTACACCCCGTTTTACAATCGCTAACTAGGGGGGCTGTTAGCAATGTCTCCCCATCGGGGTCAAGACTTAAGTTAGCACAATGTTTTGTACTGTGCTACTGCCCTACTGCGCCTAAACCGATGTTGCCTGCTTGACTAGCGAGAAGGCTTCCACCTGCTTGGAACTCTGCTGTGCGTTTCCGTTTACGGGCTTCAATTTTTTGGCGGGCTTCAGCGTTGGTTCCAAAGACACCAGCAATTTGTTCTTGCTGGGTGATGGCTTGTTCGCCTGATGCTGCTTCTGCTGTGGTTGTACCAAATAGTTGTTGCTGGTTTTGGATGTCCATGAATCCAGCCTGCGCTTGTTCTTGGCTTGTCACGCCTGCTCGTACTAGTTCTTCAGACTGTGCTGCCGTCAGTGCGATGTTGGCTTGCTGTTGTGCTTGGCTTGCTACGACGGCTGCACGGGCTTGACGCTGGGCTTCGTACCTATCAAAAGTTGGCTTTGCTCGCTCTGGGTCAATGAAGTAGGCTGCGAGGTCGCCTTTCCCAACTCCATACAAACGCTCAAATTGGGATACGACTTCAGGGCTGGCGTTATTTACTGCTTGGTAACCTTGTTCAATGCGACCTTGAATTTCAAGTGGGGAGGTGTTGTTCGCTATCCAGTTTTGAAAATCTTTCGGGTCATCATAGAAACCTGGGGGCATACCAGAAGAAGAAAGTATGTTTTTAAAATCTGCTTCTAGGCGTAAATACTCTGATACGGACTTTTGTCCTTTGCCTGAATCTTTTAGAATTTTGTTAGCAGGGAAGCGTTCGGCAAATGCAGGGCTGTTCTGCATGGCAACACCAATATCATCAATGGTGGATTTGTCGGAAATTACTTTTCCTGTAAAAAGTGTTTCTACTTCTCCAAGAAACTTTGCATCACTTAAACCGTAATACTGTAAAGTTTTTTTAATAATGTCAAATGCTGTGTCAGCCATTAGATGACCTTTCCAAATGCTTGAGAAATACTAGCCGAAAGACGACGAGCCTCATCCTTGGCATTCTCTGTAGAACCCCAGTTGTAGCGTGGGTCAGAGCGTAGTTTAATTTCCCACTCACCTGTAGACATCATGCGCTTCTTTCCCTCTTCACCAAAGTTAAACGCCTGCTCATAGTCAGCCTGACTCATGTCAATAGAGTTCGGGTCTTTCTCTAGGATTCGTGCTGTCTGGTCCCTAAAGGAAGACGACAGTTGTTGCATCGTAAAACCTTGTTCTAACAGGTTAGATAGGTGGCTGTATTTTGTTTTGGCTAGTTCACGCTGTTGACGCTCAATGTCTTGTTGAGCCAGACCACCAGTAAGGACGCTCTGAATTGTCTCGTCTGCAACCGTACTAAAATATGATGTTCCAATTTTAGCGACAGTAAGGTAATCGTTTGAAACCTTGGCACGGTTAATAGCCGTAGGGTTTACATAAGCACCAGTGTCATCTTTACGGAACGCTTCTTTATAAACCTCTTGCTTGAGCGTTGTGTCTTTCCAACCCATGTTCATGGCTTTAGTAAGAAAACTGTTCATTGGTGTTGAGTCAAAAATATCGCCAACCAATGATTTAACTTGACGCACCATATCGGTGGACGCAAGTTCTTTAACAAACGAGGTGCCTTCAAGTTGCGCTTTGAAACGGGCTAGACCTTCTGGGGTTTTGTAAACTTCACCGTCTATAGATTTTTGAAACAATGTAAATACATCGGCGTATTTAGTGCGGTCAAGGTCAAGCATCCATGATTCGCTTGGGAACATTTCACGGAACTTGGCTTCCCAGTCAACTTTAACTTTAGGAGTTGCACCGCCACCGCCTGCAGTACCACCAGTACCACCAGTACCACCACTAGGTCTAGTAACTTTTTTAGGGTTGGCTTTATTGTAAGCAGCCATTGACTGTTCTTCAAACTGGCGAACACCCATAGTGCTAGGTTCAGAAACCGTTTGACCAGCAGAACCAACAGGGGTAGTTACCGCTGGCGTGACACCAATGGTTTTTGTTTTACTTGGTTGTTTACGAGCAATGTTTTTAACAGAAGTTGGAACAGCCTGACGATTTTTAATAGCATCAACTTCTGCTTGTCGTGCAGTTAAAACAGGTTCATCAAGAATATCTGTTTTGTTTGTGTAAGCAGCATTAGCAGCACCAGGCTCACCGTATGTTTGGACACGGGTTGTTTCAACAACGCCTTTTTCTATGTAACTTTCAGCAAGAGATACCGCTTCAGAAACGGCTTGACCATGAGCATCTGCACCAATTTTGATAAGTGCTGGGATTGCACGGCGGACACTTCTACCTCGTTCGTTGTTTACAATCGCATCAACATTTTGGACGACACGAACATCATTGTTTTTAGAAAGAAAATCTTCTACCTTTTTCCATGCTTCAAGACTGTCAACAGAAGATTGGTAATCTTTAACTTCTATATTTTCTGCAACATCTAAAAGTTTTTGGTATGCAACACCTTGTGCGTTTGGTTTAGCGTTCTTACTGTAAGTAGGACCGTACTTGCCTTCTCTTTTTTCTTCTTCTTTAATGGCAGCAATCTTTGGGGCTACAGCACTCACCGCTGCATCAAGTTGTGCTTGTGTATAGAACTTCCCATCAACCGTGTAGCCACGCTTGCTTGTATCGTAAGAAGCACCTTCAAGTTTCTTCTTAAACTTCTCTTGTTCTTTTACTTGGTTCTTGTAAAAGTTGGGGTTTGGAATATAATCAGCCATTAGCCAAGTCCTTTAATTACGCTGTCAAAAATGTTTGTCAGGCTCAAAGCACCCATTGCTTGCGCTTCGGCGGGGGCAGCACCCATGACAGCCTGTTCAGCAGCAACAGAAGCAGTAGGTGCAAATGCTCCACCGCCTGCTTCGTTGGTTTCTTTTTGGTTGTAAGACTTAACAAACTTTTCAATCTCTTTATCAGACAACTGACGACCTAGAATAGAACCAGCAGCGTTTTTAAACACAGCCCGTAAATCTTCTTTGGGTGTAGTGCGGATACGGTTGCCACCGTTTGCTACCTTTGGTAGTTCTGTAGCCATTAGGGTTGCAGCAACATCAATTGTGTAGCCACGCCAGTTAGCCCAATTCAAAGCATCCTGCATGGCTCCAAGGTCTCGGCTTTCAAACCCAGTTTGAGATGGTTTACTGTTGCCGTATAGACCTACTTGGCGTAAACGCTCAAGAAAGTTTTGTCGTTCCTTAACTGATTTAAATTCTGCAAGTTGGGCATAGGCTTCGTTGCCGTACTGTGCACGGGAAATGGTGCCAGTTTTATCTACAAGGTTTTGACCTACATACCCTTGTGGGGTATAGTCCTCTTTTGCTACAACGATTCCTTCAGCAACATTGGTGGCTTGGCGTGGGTTAAGTTTTTGGGTTGGCAGTAAACTGTTGCCCCCGCCACTACTCATGACTGCCATCGGTGCAGTCAAGGATGGTTTTTGTGCGTTTGGGTCTGTTGTGTTCTCTGCCATATTATTGCTCTACCTCGTAAGAAAGAAGTCTGTCATAGATTCTAGCGAACTCTGGGGTTTCATTAACAAGACTTCTACCCCATTGTGCCAACCATTCACGAAGAGGAGCAGCAGCGTTGGCTGTAGCAAAGCCACCTTCGGCACCACCAGCCAGAACATACTGGTCTACTGCGTCTTTACGGCGTTCAAGGTATGTCCTGGTTGAATCAGCAATGTCGTTATCTTTCAAGGATGGTGATTCAAGCATCTTGTTAAGTTTGTCAATTTTGTCTGGGAACTCTCCAGGGTTGAACTGTGCCACAACAGGGAAACCAGGATATTCCTTGTTGAGTTCAATACGCCATGACCGCAACCAAGCAGACTGCTGGGATGAAGGGTTGGCTGGAAGTTGTTTGCGTAGTTCACGGTACTGGGCAGAACCAGCCTTGTATTGGGCAGCGTCAATCATCTCACGGTCTGTAAGTCGTTTTCTTTTGCCTTGGCGTAACTGGCGTGACCATACTTCAAAGGAGAAATCATCTCCGCCTTCAGCCATGAATCCAGCGACATCGGGGAAGGCTTCCATGATGTCTTTGCCGTCGGTTCGTTCCCAGTCACCGAACTGTTCGCTGGCTTCTAAACCACCAGATACTGACTCGGTTTTGTTGGACAGGTAAAGCAGTGCGTCGTTGCCGTGGATTTCAAGGAATCTTTTAACGGCTGTGTCGTAGTTCTCTGATTGTAGTTTTTGAAACTCTTTAATTAGTTGGGTGGCGTAAAAGTCGCCAGCCTTAGTTTCAACACCAAACTCTGCTGACGGGCTTGTCGGTCCAATGAATTGTCCCAAGGCTCTTAAAGCCGTAATGATGCGAGCCTTACTTTTAGCATCAGCCATTAATTTGTTTTTTTCTGATTCGTCGTTTAAATCATATTCACCAGATGAAGACAACACACGAAGCGTTTCCATATATGTATTACCGTATACAGTTTCAAGATTCATTGTGTCGCTACGAACAATTTGGTCTAGTTGGGTCAAAATTCTAGGCATCAACTGAACGCCTTTTGTTCTGCCGTAAGGCAGGAGTATGCTTACTATCCAGTCGGTCTTTGGTGTGTCTGGGATTATTCGTGAGGCTAGGTCTTGGAATACTGGACCTACGCCTGGGTTGAAGTTGAATCCAAGTGATAAACCTGTCACCTTTGCCTGTAGTGGCGCATCAATACCAGTAGCAAGTTTCATTAAAGAACCTGAACCTGGGAAGTTAAAACTGTATTTGCCTGTGGTTGCGTCTTGATAGAAAAAACCTTGTCCTTCTTGACCGCCAACAATTCCCATGTCTGCTTTGCGTCCGCCTTCAAATATGAGTTGGGCACGACGGATACGGGTAGGGTCTTCAACAGCGATGCGGGCGTATGAACCAAGAACTTCTGTCCATGCTGTACCGAATGGGACAACAATGCGCAGAACATCTTGAAGGTTGTTTCTCGTTGTTGCGTCAAACAAAGCCTCTTTAGAAGACCGCAATGCTACAGCCTTGGCGTAGTTGTCTAGTTCTTCAAGTGTGCCAGTTGCGTCAGAAGACGATGCTGCTATTTCTTTAAGTTTCTTTAAAGTCTTTTTATCGCCAACATAGTTTTCAGCCTTGATGCCAAGTTCTTCAACCATGTCATCAATACGATTAAGAAGTTTTTGTGCTTCTTCAGGGGCAAGAAGTTCAGCGCTGTTGGCTACTTCACGATAGTAAAACTGGCGGAACACTGGGGAGCGTTCAAGTTTCTGTGTGATAGTACCGAACAGGTCTTTAAAGATTTTATCTGTGAAATGGTTTTTAACATCCATTGCTTTTTGACCAGCAGATGATGGACCTTCAGATATGCCACGCTCTGCTCGCTTAACTGTTTCAGCAAGTTTTCCTTCAAGACCTTTTTGGTCAATCAATGTACGCAAGTATGACGAACCTAAACCGCTTTCAGCAAATGCCGAACCAGGATGTACTTCTTGTACTTTAAGTTCTGTCCCTGTCTTGCTTAAGACAACACCTTCGTTGCCGTTATCAAGTTTAATAATGGAACCAATGTCGCCTTCGCCTGAAACAAAATCTCTTGGGCGTAGGTCACGGGTGTCTAGAATCTCTGGGCGTACAGCAGTAAAGGTTCCGTCCATATCTGCGATGGTTACTGGCACTCTGTTGTGTGCAGCGATGATTGTTAGTTCATTATCTCCACGAGCAATTGTGTTTACTTTTGTGGAGGAAAGTTTATGTACCCATTCAGATAATGTTTCGTCTGATATTTCACCTGGGAATCTTATGTAGCCATAATCGTTGGGGCTACTAGGGTCTACTACTTTTACCCCTTGCTTTAAATACTCAATAAGTTTTTTTCGTTGTGGAGTGGCAGCAGGGGACTTAAGCCAATCCGCAACTTTAGTTAGTGCTTCTGCTTCTGTGTCACCAGCAGCCATGAACTTAGCAATTTGCCCATTGATAGGGTCAAAGTTAAGTAGGCGCAAGTTATCTACATAACCAGTTGTGTGCGCTTTAGCATCGGTAGTGCGGTTAACAGGACTCCAGTTGCCAGTAAGAAGGTTTCTTTCTTGGGCAGCAACAGTGTCTTTATAGTGTTGATTGATGCCGTATGTCATGGCATCTACATATTCTGGTTGTTCCTTAGCCCATGCACCAGCAAGTTCGTCGGCGGATGCGGTAAAATCATCACCCATCACATCGGCAAATCCTTTACCACGCTTGATTGACCAACGAATGTAATCAATAGGGTGGTTGAATATACCATCAAGACCAGTCATGGCAATACGCACTTGCGAGTCAGCCAAGTTACGCATGAGGTACCCACCAGTTGCAAGCGTTAGTGGTTTCCAAACTTCGTTCTGAACAAACTCTGCAAGGGTCAAAAGACCACGCTGGTCACCAGCCTTATTGGTTGTAGCAAACTTCATTGAACCAGCAAGACGGCGAACTTGACGGTAGTCGGGTAAAATAAACATTTCATCTGCTAGTTCACCTAAAGAACCTGGACCTTGGAATACCAAATTGTCCCATTGGTCAGGACGGAACTGCCCAAGAATTTCATCGGGGATATCTGCCCGCATTGCTTGGAATGCACCACCGTCAGTAACAATGCCTGCTTCATCAATAGTGTATGTGCGAACTCTTGTTAGTTCTTCTCGTGATGCTTCAATGACTCTTGCAAGGACAGTGTTAGCATCTTCTGTTCTACCGAACTCTTTAAAGACGGTAGTGAAAGCACCATTGAACGCTTCTTGTACTGCGTCACGGGCTACAGCAGGGTCGGTCAGACTGTAAGCCCTAACGATTTCGTCCATAACTGTCGTGTATTTTTCGCTACCTTTTTTAATTCCAGCACCAATTAGATAGTTGGAATATGTACGGACTGCTTTGGTTCGGTCCATCCCTGAACCGCCAATGATTACACTGCCTGCTGGCATTTCTGTAAACCATTTACTGTTGCGAATGTTGCGGAACAAAGGGATGCGTTCTGTTGTGTCATCTAAAGCCGTGCCAAATTTTCCTTTAGCCATGCTGAAGTCACGGATATCAGTGGTTAGTCTGACCTCGTTAGGGTCTTTACCTAGGCGTGCCGAGGCTTCACCAAGTAATCCTTTAACTTTATCTATGTCGTCTGCTTCGGCAAAGTTCTTTGCTATCTCAGGACTAATAGTGTCTTTGAATTCTTCAAGGATGTCTAAAGTTTTTTGTTCAATACTTTTAGTTGTGTCTGCACCTACAGCAGCAAGTCTTTCTGTGAGGCGTACTGCTCGTGGGTCTTGAGTAATGAACTGACCAAATTTAGAAGCATCAAACGCTGCGGTTTCTGCTGCTGTCAAACCAGCCGCACCTTTGTAAGCCATCTTTGTTGCAGCAGACATTGCTTCTTCGCCCACAAGTGCGGGGATGATAGCGCCTTTTGCTTTTGCTGTTTTAAGGGCTGGACCTAAATATGTTGTTGGGTCTGTAGCGATGTTAAATGCTGCGTCAACAAACCCTGATAGTAAACTGTATGGTTTAGAACCTGGTTTAAATGCCATCTGTGCAGCACCACGACCTACTGTCCATGCGTGACCATTTATTTCTCCACGAAATTCACGGGCTTTTTGAGCCTGGTTTTTTAATGCTTCTTGACCAATAAGGAAACCTTCACCCACATCAATTGGTTTTTTAGTAATGGTTCCGTCGGCGTTCTTTACATCCATTGTTGCACCTTGTTGTGCAGCAAGCATTGTCCCTAATTGTGTGGACCTGAAGAACCCATCCATACCAGCAGGGTCGTTAGGTGAGAACGCTTCTGCAGCAAGGTTCTGTGCCATGTCTGGTACAGCCTGCAACGCAGCAAATGACCATCGTGAAACTGTTTTAAAGTTGTCTGTCACATTGGATTGAAACCAAGATTTGTTTTTCTTTTTATTAGGGTCATTTGATTCAAGAGATTGTTTTGCAGCAGCGGGAGATATGGCATTAACAGCGTCGTCTGATATGCCTTGTTTAGCCATAGCAAGAATAATGTTTGCTGGTATATACGGAGACTTTTTATATATCTCTGCAATGCGTTTAGCAACTACAGGGTCAGCAGATTTAGCGGTGCTTGATACTTGGTCCCTGTTATATACTGCGTTTGCTATTGATTGGTTTTCGTTAACTGGGTCAAAAGGCGACAAAGCCATATTTAATATCCCTCTCGCACATACGAGTCAAGCATGTCTGCGAGTTCAGGTATAGGAAAAGCCTGGTACAAACCACGCAGTTCATTCAACACAGCGTCGCCAGCAACAGGAACAACAAACTCTCTGCCAGGTGTAGGACCTGGACCGAAAGATGCACCCGCAGTTACAGGTTCGTCAGGTCGTTCTGTTGGGCGGCTAAACGCACCTAAGCCACCTGGTTGTATAGGTGGCGCTGACGGTGCCGATGGCACTACTGCTGACGGGGATGGAGCCATAGGGACTGCTGATTGTGATGCCATTTGTGCACCTGCTTGCCCGTATGGTTGTCCTTTTGCTGCGGTCTTAGCAATTTTCTTTGCTGGATTACGCAGGTCTGACCTGTTCGGATATTCATTTGCCATAGTTGGTTACCCTCCTAAACTATTTGCGAGACTTAATACACCGCCAGGGCTTGATGGTTGTGCTGATGCTGCTGCACCGCCACCTCCAAGTTGTGCAAGCATTGCGTCCATGCCTTCTGGTGGTGGACCCATTGGCTGTTGTTCCATACCCATGCCTGGTGCTGATAAACCTGGCATTGTTTCTGGTGCACCAACTGGTGCTTGTGCAGCCTGTCGTTCTTGTGCTCGTTTTTGTGCAGCCATGATTGCTTGCGAAAGGCTCATCTTGTTTGATTGTACCTGTGTAGCAATGTATGCAAGGTCATCTGGTTGGTATGGACCGTTCGGGTCTGCTGCTTGTGTCTGAATAGAAGACAACAAAGCGGCTTCAATACCTTCAGCAACGAGACGGTCCTTCTCTAGTTCTGGGTCTGAGATGAGAGGGTCTGCTTCACGGGCTGATTCTTTAGACATAAGTCCTGTACCGAGACGCTGACCAAGACCAACAATAAGGTTGTTGACATCTGAACCAGCGGCAGAGTACGCAACATAGTGGAAGTCTGTTTCCCATAGTTTGTTTGGTGTGTAATCTTTGATTCCACCGCCCATACCTGGCATAAAGAATGATTTAGCGTTGGCACCCCAATAGGCTTTTTCAATAGCGATAGCAATTTTATCTTCTTCAATCATGGATGATGCAAAGATTTCTTGGGCTTCTTGAACACGGAAGTCCACGGTTGCTGCCAATACGCTGTCACCACGGCGACCTGTGCGGATGTTGGTTCCTGATTCTCCACCGAACTCTGCGGGGATTGCACCTTCAAGGCGCTCTTGACGCTCTAAACGGTCTAGTGCTGAGTCTGTTTTGTACCCAGGATTGGACTGTTGTATTTGAATATCTCCACCCTTGACAACACCAAGTTGCCCTGTTTTACCGTCAGCGATTTGAATAATCTCTGGGTTTTCTCCTGGTCGTGCAACAAGGTATTCATCTGGGAAGATGCCACGCTCAATAGCGATTTCAGTGAGGGCTTGCAAACGGGCACGGGTGTAGTACATACCAAGTAGACCATCAAATTGTCCGTGTGGTTTGTCAAGAGTAATTCGTTGAGGAACAATAACAAGTGGCATACCTGTACGGTTGCTGACACGGGATAGTTCTACCGACGGGGAACCAAAGTAGGCACTACCGCTGATAGGGTCACGCTCTTTTTCATAGCCCATAACAAGGGTAACTACTTCAGTTTCACATACATATTCCAATACGGTGAACATGTCATCTGGTTGTGGTTGTCCTACACGCAGTGTGCCGTTAATCATTGGACCAAAGTTTTGGGTTAACCATGCGTATGTGCGGCTATAAGAAAAAATACAATCCATTGGGACTGGGTTGTCAATGTCTGCAACGGGCGCAGGGAAGGTATCAAGCGGGTTGCGTAACTGCCACTCTGGGATTCGCTTATCAAAGTTAGGTTTGATGTAGATAGGTGAGTTGCTGTATGCAAGTAAGTGGCGGGCACGGCGACGCATCTTCATGTTCATGCGGTTCTGGTCCCAGATAGAAAGCATTGCACGCTTACGGTCACGGGCTAACTGCATTGAACGGTCTGAACCTTCACGCAAAGCAGGGAAATAAGGCACTGGCATGGTGCTTGATACACGCATAGACATCTGGTCAAGACCCTGTACCAGTAGGTTTGCAACGGAAGATTTAGTGTTGCGGTCTAATTCGTTTAGTGGAACAACCACATCACCGTTAGCGAGTTGGCGTACCTGACGCATTTGGCTGAGAACAGGACCTTGGGCAGTAACACGCTGGCGGTAGAGGTCAACTATTTCTTCAACTGATTTCATGCGTGACCTTTAGTGTGACTCAAACAATGCAACGATAACATATTAGCCTTACTTAAGCCAGGATGGTCGCCATTGGCGGGGTGGTGGTTTGGATTCTGTGAGGTTCGGCAAGTTGAGTAGTGCCATCCATAGTGCCATAACAATGTCGGTGCCGTGTTTCTTGTCTCGTGACCATTTAGTTAACTCGTCTGTGGCTGCAAGGGTCTTCCAGTTGCCCTTCATAGACGGTAGGCGTAGTGCGCCTGACCTGATAACTGCTGGCAGTAGTGCTTCCACACCTAGGGATTCGTCTAGTTTGTTTCGGCTTGTGGTGTGTGGTATCACATTGACTCGGTGTAGGGCTTGCCATTTGCGTACAAAGTCGTGAGCCAGAAGGAAACGCTGGGCTGCGTTAATCTCTACAACCCAATGCGAGATTGGGTAGCCCATTTGGTATGAGCGTTCCTGCATCCTGTCCATCAGCCCTGAGTATTCACCAGTCATGGTGTCATAACCAAGCACTTCTTCAGCGGATAGTTTGACTCGTTCAATGTCTACAACATGGTAAAGGTTCGTGTTCGGCTGGTAAATAATCCACACAAACGCCCAAAACATTGTAGGTGAGGGGTCTACAGCGACGATAGATACCCACGGGTGGGCTAAACCTTCAGGGATATACCCTGGTTGGCGGTCACCATCTACACATCCTGGGTAGTCCACCCCATCTAGCCCCATGCCACCAGTAATCCATGTGCGTTGTACCAGTTTAGAATCCAAGTCCAAGTCTTCTTGTTGATATACAACTTTGAATACATCTGGTTTGTTGTATTTAATGAAAGATAGGTCTTTCCACGGTAGACGCTTGGGGTCTAGTAGCGGTCCGTCTGGATACGGTAAAGATTTGAAAGAACGAGATTCTTTACCCGTGTCAAGTTCTTCATAATACGCTTGATAGACAATATGCCTGTACTTTTTTTGCCGTACTGGTACACCTTCAGATACATCTTCAGGGGTATGGACATCTGACCCATCGTAATTGATATCTTCTTCAATGTCGTATGTTTCTTTGGCGAGACAATGAGCGTAAAGGTCCCCCGAACCGAGTCTCTGCCCGACAACAGCCAACAACCCGCCTGGGTCGCAACGGGCTTCTGCCACTCCGTCCCATCTTTCCAAAAGTTTGTCCCTAGCCACGCTTTCTCTCGCATTGTCAGGTGAGGCAACATCGTCAAAGAGGCATAGGTCGGCTCGGTGCCCAATGAACTCTGCTTCAATTCCGTATGCACGGACAGTTGGCTCTTTGTTGTCCAAACCATTTCCGTCAAGTTGCTCCACGACGAACTCATCGGCACGCCAAAGCGCACCTTTGTCCACTGGTTTGAATCTTCCGTAGTCAATTGTTAAACATCCTTCTGCATCTATTGCTAATCCCTTTTGAACCATGCCTGGGTCTGGGAGAATTGGTGATACTCGTTCTAGAGTTTCACGGATACGACGGGAATACATCTTCGCCATGTTCTGAGACACAGACCCAATCATGACTCGTACCCGTCGGTTGCGTACTATCGCCCACACAGCCACATCATGAAACAAGGTGGACTTACCTGCTCCTGGTGGGACATTAATTACTACAAATTCTTTTTCTTCGGACTCCAACAGTTTTACAAGAGTCACAGCGGCTTCAACCTGCCACGGACTTGGCACTCGCCCTAGATAACGGCGACGGAAGTAATCAAAATCTTCCAACCCTCGTAAGGCTTCCTCGGAAAGCATGTCATGAGGGATAGCGGATGGCATATCAATGGCATCCATGAAGTTCATGTGTTGCAGTTCTTGGCGACCACCAGACCCAGCACCAGTAGCGGCTTTATGAACAGCAGACTTATGCCCTGCTTCTAGTTCTTTAGCCTTCTTAACCCATCTACTACCTGTGTTGTAGTGGATACCCGCCTCAGCGCAAGCGTCTTTAATGTTTCGTCCAGCGGAAATGAGAGCAAAGAACTTAACTTTGTCTTGTACTGGAACAATTCGTTTTGTTCCCATGTAGGTTTTATTCTACCACTTAACTTTGTCAGCCCAATACGCAGCAGACATTTTTCCTTTAGCAATGTTAGAAGCATGACGGTCTTTGAACGCTTTGTTGCGTGCAGACCCGTCAGGGGAACCTGACACACCTTGTTGTCCGAAGCGGATTAGTTTCACTTCGCTACCGACTTTGGCTACAACAACATGAGATTTAGTTGGATGCTTAGGAGTTGCTTTAGGTTTATTAAACCCAGACACCCCAGCCCGTTCCAGTCGTGGGTCCTTCTTTGCTGCCATTACTTTTTCTTTTTAGGAGCCATCACCATTTTTTTGCCAGACTTTTTAGCCGCTGCTTTAGCGTCTTTCATTCCAGCGTCTGTGTATGGGAACTTCTTTTTTCCTACCTGTGGCATGTTACTTTCCTTTTTTGTTTCGGGATGCAGCCATGTTATCAACAAGATTCGGGTACGGACGACCCGCCTTCTTAGCCCGTGCTTTCGCTGCTGTCTTTTGAGCAGGAGAGAGAGGAGTAGATTTCTTTTTAGGGTTTGGTTTTTCCCAAACAGGTTTTGATTTCATGTTGGAAACAATAACACCACCTGCTATGCTTCGTCGCACAAGTTCATTTCTCGCATGGCTGTATACCGTTTGCATGGTACGGGGCATTTCACACCAGGTAACTGGGGTAGATGAATCCTGCAATCAAGAACATCTGAAACAGATGGTTGTTCCCCTATTGTGTAAGAGATTCAAGCAGCGTGAACAACGACATATGTTCAACCTTTCAGGTGTCGGCTAAAAGAATTTGGCTACGGCGACCTTGGTATCAGTTTGGTATCTAAACCGTGGGGGAGGCTAAGAC